GCATATCAAACATTATCCACAACTTGAACAAGAGATTAGAGAGAATTACATGTATGTTTTCAAGAAACAAGTTCTCCCATCGATGAGGTCAATGCAATTCGCAGGAAAACCTATTGAAATTTCACCAAACAGAATTTACAACTGTGCATTCGCACCTATTGATGATTGGAGAGTATTCTCTGAAATCATGTTCTTGTTGTTAGGTGGAACAGGTGTTGGATATTCAGTTCAAAAACATCATGTTGATGCTTTACCTGAGATTATGAAACCAAATAAGGAAAGGTCAAGAAGATGGTTAGTTGCGGATTCTATTGAAGGATGGGCAGATGCTGTTAAGGCTATTGTTAAATCATATTTCTTTGGTGGTTCACATATTGAATTTGATTTTAGTGATATTAGAGCTAAAGGTGCGAGATTGGTTACTTCAGGTGGAAAAGCTCCTGGACCTCAACCACTTAAAGAATGTCTTATCAAACTTGAGGGTATCCTTGATTCAAAAGAAAATGGTGAGAAGTTAAAACCAATTGAAGTTCATGATATGGTATGTCATATTGCAGATGCAGTATTGGCTGGCGGTATTAGAAGAGCGGCACTTATATCATTGTTCTCTGCAACTGATGATGAAATGATTGGTTGTAAGTCAGGTGCTTGGTGGGAAACAAATCCACAGAGAGGTAGGTCTAACAACTCAGCGGTTTTGCTTAGACACAAAATCACAAAAGATTACTTCATGGACCTTTGGAAGAGAATTGAAGCAAGCGGAGCTGGTGAACCCGGTATTTACTTAACTAATGACAAAGATTGGGGAACTAACCCTTGTTGTGAAATTGCTTTGAGACCATTCCAATTCTGTAACCTTACAGAGGTAAACGTGTCTAATGTTGTATCACAAGAAGATTATGAAGATAGAGTTAGGGCGGCATCGTTCTTAGGAACTCTACAAGCTGGTTACACTAACTTCCACTATCTAAGACCAATTTGGCAAAGAACAACTGAGAAAGATGCGTTGATTGGAATTTCCATGACAGGTATTGGTTCAGGCGCGGTTTTAAAATTGGATATGAAAGCAGCGGCAAAAGTTGTTAAAGAAGAAAATAAAAGGGTTGCCGAGTTATTGAATATCAATCCTGCGGCAAGAGCAACTACAGTTAAACCTGCAGGTACTACATCATTAACTCTCGGTACATCATCAGGGATTCATGCTTGGCATAATGAATATTATATTAGAAGAGTAAGAGTTGGTAAGAATGAAGCGATATACACTTACTTAAATGAAAATCATCCTGAATTAGTTGAAGATGAATATTTCAGACCACATGATACAGCGGTTATTGGTATCCCACAAAAAGCGCCCGAAGGGTCTATTTTGAGAAACGAATCACCAATCCAACTTCTTGAGAGAGTTAAGAAAGTTCATATGGAATGGATTAAACCAGGTCACAAAACAGGAAATAATTCTCACAATGTATCGGCTACTGTCTCTATTAGAGAACACGAATGGCCTGCAGTTGGTGAGTGGATGTGGGAAAATAGAGACCATTATAATGGATTATCGGTTCTACCATATGACGGAGGTACATACATTCAAGCACCGTTTGAAGATTGTACCAAAGAAAAATATGATGAGTTGATGGAAACACTCCATGATGTTGATTTGTCTAACATTGTTGAAATGGATGACGATACAGATTTAAGTGGTGAAGTCGCTTGTGCTGGTGGAGCATGTGAAGTAACATTAGTATAACAACCTATGGAAAAGACAGAAAACAAAGAGAGGGAGAAGAATAAACTTCTCCCTTCCTATTACTACATTGAAGGAAGAACTATAGTATTTACCGAAGACTATCATAAAGATAGAGGTCATTGTTGTGGGTCGGTAAATGGATGTCGCCATTGCCCCTATGAACCAAGAGGAGTAAAAGGAAATACTACTTTATATGAAAAATAGTCTGCGTATATTTATTTAATATGGCAGAAGGTACTACATATGGTTTATTCTTTCCGTTTCAGGATTCTAGAAAAGGAGATTATCTTGCTTTAACTGAATACGAAGCTCAGGAAATAAGGTCAGACTTAATTCATTTGTTATTAACCAGAAAAGGTTCAAGGTATTTCTTACCTGAATTTGGGACAAGATTATATGAATATATTTTTGAACCCTTTGATGGATTAACTTTTAATGCAATAGAAGCGGACATTAGAGATTCTATTACACAGTTTATGCCAAATCTTATCGTTAATAACATTTCAATTGAGCCGATAACTCCTGAGGATGAAGTTAACAGTGGATTTAAAGATACTATAGGTAGCGCATCACTTTTTGATATCTATAGAGTACCAGGAAAAAACACATATGAATATACCGCTAAAGTAAGAATAGATTATTCTACAGGTAATTCGGTTTTTTCTCAAAGTGATTTCGTTATTGTTAATATTTAATACAATATGGCTAACAACAAAATATCATATACAGTTAGAGATTTCCAGGGTATTAGGGCGGAACTCCTTAATTACGTAAAAACGTATTATCCCGATTTAATACAAGACTTCAACGACGCTTCAGTATTCTCAGTGTTTTTAGATTTGAATGCTGCGGTTGCGGATAATTTACATTATCATATTGATAGAAGTATCCAAGAGACAGTTCTTCAATATGCACAACAAAGGTCTTCAATATATAACATTGCAAGAACTTATGGACTAAAAATACCTGGTCAAAGACCGAGTGTTGCTTTAGTTGATTTTTCAATAACAGTTCCCGCTTTTGGTGATAAGGAAGATGAAAGATATTTGGGGCAACTTGTAAGAGGTTCACAAGTCAGCGGTGCTGGTATTGTATTTGAAAACATTTATGATATTGATTTTGCGTCTCCATATAATGCTCAAGGGTTTCCAAACAGATTAAAAATACCAAACTTTAATACAAATGGTGTTCTCCTTAATTATACAATAACTAAAAGAGAATTAGTTGTTAATGGTATTACAAAAGTATTCAAAAGAGTTATCTCTCCAAACGACGTAAGACCTTTTTTTGAATTGTTCTTACCCGAAAAAAATGTTTTGGGTATTACAAGTGTTTTGTTAAAGAACGGAACTGACTATACAAATGTACCGACAGTTGCAGAATTTCTTGGTGCTGAAGACAGATGGTTTGAAGTTGATGCTTTAGCTGAAGATAGAATTTTTGTCGAAGACCCAACCAAAGTATCTGACCAACCTGGTATTAAAGTTGGTAGATATATTCAAACTAACAATAGATTTATTTCTGAATATACACCTGAAGGATTTAAGAAAATGACTTTTGGTGGTGGAACAACATCGGCTCAAGACCAATTAAATCTTTTTACTAACTTAGGTACACCACTTAACATTCAAAATTATTTAAATAACTTTTCACTTGGTTCTGCTTTAGTTCCTAACTCTACACTGTTCGTTCAATACAGAGTAGGAGGTGGATTGGCAACTAACTTAGGTACAAATGTTATTAATCAAGTTGGCACTGTTAATTTTTATGTTAATGGTCCTTCTGAACTTACAAATGCATCTGTGGTTAATTCACTAAGATGTGTGAACGTAACGGCTGCAATTGGTGGGGCTAACCAACCATCAATAGAAGAGGTTAGAAATTATGTTTCATTTAACTTCTCAGCACAAAAGAGAGCAGTAACAGTTCAAGACTACGAAGCTCTATTAAGAAACATGCCTGCTCAATTCGGAGCACCTGCAAAAGTTGCGATTACTGAAAACGACAACAAAGTTAATATTCAATTATTATCATACGATACATCAGGTAAACTTACAAGTATTGTATCAAATACATTGAAACAAAATATTGCAGACTATTTGTCAAACTATAGAATGTTGAATGATTATATTTCAGTACAAACGGCTCAAGTAATTGATTTGAGTGTTGAAATATCAATTGTTTTACAATCAACTCAAAACTCAGGACAAATTATAACGGATGTTGTAAATAAAATATCTGATTATTTCAATCCGCTTTTCAGACAATTAGGGCAAAATGTTTATCTATCTGAAATAAAAAGTATCATTCAAAACCAAGAAGGTGTTATAACTGTTGCTGGTTTAAACATATACAATCAAGTAGGTGGTCAATATTCTTCATTTGAAACATCTATGCAATATGCCGACCCTGAAACTAAATTAATACAACCTGTTGACGATACAATCTTTGCAGAACCTGTTCAAATTTATCAGGTTAGATACCCAACAAAAGATATTAGAGTAAGCGTTAAAAACTTCCAAACAGTTACATTCTCTTAATAAGTTTATTTATCTGAGATGGTTAGTACATTTATATTGGTGTTTTTACGCTCTGTAAAAATTTGCCCTAAACTATTTATAGATTAAAGACCCGATGAGTCAAAGCTACAGGATAAGAACAGAATTAGGGATTAACAAAACAATTAATGTAGAACTTAATCAAGACTTTGAATTTTTAGAAATACTTTCTTTAAAAATTCAACAGGCAGATGTTTATACACGTTCTTGTGCTGACTATGGAGTTATAGTCGGAAGGGTTACTGCGAACAATGGATATGGTATTGCAAACGCAAAAGTATCTGTGTTTATACCGGTAACAGACGAAGATTCAACAAGTCCTTTAATTTCTCCAATATATCCATACACACAACCTGAAGACAAAAATGAAGATGGTTATAGATACAATTTATTACCATATGAAAAATCATATAGCAAACACGCAGCAACAGGGACATTCCCAACAAAACAAGATGTACTTACCAATTCAACAGCAATAGAAATATTTGACAAGTATTACAAGTTCACAGTTAAGACAAACGATAGCGGTGACTACATGATAATGGGGGTACCTGTTGGGTTCCAAACTCTTGTAATGGATGTTGACTTATCAGACATAGGTGAGTTCTCATTAACACCACAAGATTTAATTAGAATGGGGTTAGCCACAGAAGCACAAGTTTCTGGTAACCAGTTCAGAAGTTCAAATGATTTAAATTCTTTACCTCAACTTATTAGTTTAAATAAGACGATTGAAGTACAACCATTATGGGGGGAACCTGAGATATGTCAACTTGCAATTAACAGGGTAGACTTTGACTTAAGAGACGACGCCAATATTAATATACAACCTACATCTGTATTCATGGGTTCAATATTTTCTACTTCCGACAAATATAGAGTAAGAAAAAATTGTAAACCCAAAGATAACATGGGTAACCTTTGTGGTTTGACTACAGGGCCAGGTCAAATATTAGCGGTCAGACAAACGATAGAACAAGACAGTGATGGTAATCCTGTATTGGAGGAATACAGATTAGAACAGGCGGGAAATGTTATAGACCAAGATGGTACATGGATAACAGAACTACCAATGAATTTAGACTATGTAATAACAGATGAATTCGGTAATAAAGTTATTTCGTATGACCCATCAATAGGAATACCGACCAAAGGAAAATACAGATTTAAAATTAAATGGCAACAATCAAAATCATTAACAGAATCAATCAGAAGGGCATACTTTCTTGTGCCAAATGTCAGAGAGTTTGGATGGACAAGTTCATCATCAGACCCTGTTTCAAATGGTAACGTAACACAACAAGCTCAACTTAGAAGTTCTTATTATTTTGGATTAGATTGGTCAGGTTATACTGAAGGAATCTCAAACATAACTAATGCTAATCAAAAGATAGATGAAATAGTGAACTGCCAAGACACTTTTTATCAATTTGGTTTTAATAAAGTTTATACAGTATCAGGATTAATTGATGAATTTAAGAAAGGTGCCAAAGGAAGATTTATTGGTATTAAAGAAATTGATGACGACAGTTGTAATAACTCTGTGAATAAATTTCCGGTTAATGACGGGGTCAGAAATTTTGATTTTTTATTTTTCTTATTCTCAATAATAATTCAATTATTTCAATATATTGGATTGTTTTTATTGATTGCATTACACATTGTATTTGGTACCATATATCAAATAATTAGAATAATATGTGCTATCTGTAGAATTAAAATTTTTGGTATAAGACCTTTTGGATTTTTATGTACGTTATTTGGATTAAAATGTCAAGATAAAGGATTTCCTGTCAGGTTTCCAATGATGTTATATCCAACTTGTGAGACTTGTGAATGTGCTAAAACAGATATAACAAGTCGAAGTGTTGATACTGGTACATCAGGAACCTTAACATTTCTATCAAATCCTGCAAACTATCTTACAAAGTTTCAAAATTATTTTTCTGGTGACACACCAACTGAGGATAACGACACATATGCTCAAATATATTCTGAAGGTATGGGCGGTGGTCAAAGTTCATATTTACCTACAGTTTATAAAGTACCAAAATCAACCGTACAAAGAAGAAGCAGTGACGATAAAAAGTTATTTACATATGCATACGATTTACCTCTAGGAGAAAGAATAAACATATTCAATACTAGACAATCATTTTTCAACGGTGTAAATAAAATAAAAGTAAGTTTTGCAAATAACTATAACCCAAACACCTTTCATTTGGATAATACTATTGCGGTTTTATCTACAATAGAATATGTTTCAGGAGAATTATTAACAACAGTAAATCCGGGAACTACAACAGACTTAAATTCGTATTATGTTGAAACAACAAATAGCGGAGCAACAATAGGTGTATCAGGGACAACAATATCTGGACCAACAATTGTCAGTGTAAAATATGTTAACGAAACAAATCAGTTAGGTGAAAATTCTGTCTCATATTCATTACCTACAGGTTCTACAGTTGATAGACAAATATTCCCTATGGATAGAGAATATTTCCAAGTTGTCACGGCAATAACTGTTAGTGAGTTTTTTAAAATGGGTATAACACCGACTAATGGTCAAACCTTTATAGATGTGTTAGATTCTAAAACAGTAATTAATGGTAAGGTACACAGAGACCTTTTGGGGTATAGAGATTTTGATTATTATACGAACTTTTCAAAAGACGGGGGATTGTTAAAATTCAGAGATTTTTATGAAAATTACGACAGTCAGTATGTTTTAATATTACAAAGAGGAGTTGACCCGTATTCACCCAAATACACTAATAGATATAATTTAGGTGTTCTTTTTGGTTCAACAGTTGACAACACAAATTATAGTATAACGGCATCAACAAGGATGAACATACCAATACAAAAATTAACTAACTCATCAAAAACTGTTCAAAATTTTAATCAGACTGAAATAACTTATCCTTCATATTTCTTCACACCAGGAAATGATTTTTCGGGTTTTACCTCCTCAACAATAGGATACTATGGGGCAATAGATTCATCATATTCTAATAGTCTTCCATATACCTACACTAAAAATTATTTTGGGGCAACAGGTATACATACAAATACTTCAAATGAATTTTGGAATTCTAATGCTAATGAATCTAAGTATGATAATTCTGAAGACTTATCAGGTAATGCGTTAATAACAGGTAGAGATGCTCTTGGAAGTACGTATGACAGTTATAAGTATGAATATTTTAGTTATAATATTTACGCTAAAACAGTACTAAACCCAATGACATTCTCAAATAAAAATAGAAATGTTGTAAGGTTAGATAGATTACCATCATCAGACGAACTAGATGGTGGAAGTTGGGATACAAATGCAATGTTATTACAACAAAACAATAGTTTTGTTTTTTATGTAATACCAAATCCTGATGATACAATTGTTGCGAGTGCTTATTCAACAGGGGCTCAACAAGTATCACCAGATATTGATGATATTGCATATGCGGATAAAGTATTTACTAGTTTTGATAGTTGTCCTGACATGGTTTCACTTTCCTGTTATTCAGGATTTAGTGGTAACTTTGGTATTAAAAATGGTTGCCAAATAAAAGACCAAGTTGAAAACGGGTGTTATGTGTTTTTTACAACCCCTCTGTTTGGTTTATTTAAAGATATACAATATTTCCAAGAGTGGGGGTATAGATATAGATTTTTTTATGGTTTATGTAGAGGTGTTCTTTCACAAACATTTGCAAATAACTGGGTAAACGGTTCTTTATATATGTTCCCAATTCAAACAGACACAACTTACAATAATAAAAATAAACCTAATTCTCCAAAATTCTGTAAGGAGGTTGTTTATTTTGAATCAGTATCTAACAATTTCTACTATAGAAGTAGTCCATACAATGGCACAACAAAGAAGTTTATAGGTAAAACACCAACACCAGGAGGAGATAGTAATAATGTTCTCAATCTTTTATATCCAACAACAATAATAGATTTAGGGTATAAGGATTCTTTTTATTCTGAAATAACATTAGACCCTGCGACTAACGCGTATATAATGGATACATTAAAGCCAACCAGCTATGGTGATACATCTGACTTGGTAAACTTTTTTGTTATTTCTAGAATTATTGATGAAAACTTTTTACAACAATTGTTATCGATTGGAAACAACTCTTTAGGGCAATTGTTTACAAGAAAGGGTACAAGAGTTGATGGAGATTTGGCGCAATTAATGTCAATAAATTCTGAGGAAGGTGTAATTAAATTCTCACCCGAATTTTATGGGTTTAGTCAAACAGGAGCGACACCTGTTAACATATACGGAACACCTAGTAAACCAACAATAGGAGTTTTCTTTTCATCAACAACAAGTGATTTACAGTTTAAAGATTTCATAACACCAGGAAGAATTGATTTTAGGTCAAGTCCAACAGCAACCGCGACCCCTTTTACTTTCGGTATAAAGTCTCAAGAGGTTCCTTTTTATAGATGGGAGGTACAAAATACTAATCAAATATTTGGTACAGAAAAAAATACATGGGCAACAAGTTCATCTGGAATTGTTCAAAAAAATTATCAGTCATTAGATAGAATCGCTGGAGACTACTTCAAAGCTTCGGGGATAGTTAATGACCAAAATATGAGAGGTTACATTTTCAATGTGACAGGTGATACGGAATTAGTTGCTGGAACTTATTATACACCACAGGGACCGGTTATAAGTAATAAAAATATTGTAGGTGCACCATTCCACTTTTATTTTGGTACTGTGGTAGGTGCAACCGCATTAGAAAAATTCAAAACAAAATATTCTATAGATGAATAAGTATACTATTATACCAAGTAGTCAGGAGTATAAGTCCGCACCGGCCAATGACCAACGAATTGAAATATCATTAGAACAACAGAGTCAAAATCTTGTTGAGTATGATAGGAACAGTACCGTAAGTCTTGCTCAAGTATACGATGATGAGAGACAATCATCTACAATATTTAGACCAACATTTAAGGTTGGATATTTGTACAGTAATGTTTTTTCAGGGAGTACAAAATTTATTCCAATTCAAAATAATTTATATTATATAAATGCACCATCTTCTGTTTTCACTGGCAATTGGCAGGGATATCCTCAATATTATGAATTTGATTTCTTGAGGGATGATGTTGACAATGAACATATAAATTATGAGGCAAAAAGTGCGTTCACTTATAATTGGACTTACTATATAACGTACGCATCCAACAATAATGAAGATGTTAAAATGTCTGCTACTTTAAATGACAATTATTATAATTGGGTTGCTAAAGACGGTATTCCTTTTGTAATTAAACAAAACACTCAAGAGGGAAGCGGAGTGATTTCATTCGAATGTATTTGTGCTCATGGACTTACAGTTGGTGAATCTGTTGAATTAAGAATAAACAATCAAGTGTATCAATACAGAAACGAAAGTTTGTTTGAGGTTTATTCATTAGGTAACGGATTATTTGATAGTGATTTGTTTGTCTTTAGTATATACAATATAGGATTTACGGGCAACTCGTTAAATAATGGTGTTACAGGAACGTTTAAGAGGGTTGCAAACTTTGACAACCCTGTTGAAACAAAATCAAAATATTATGTTAGGCAACATAGAGTATTAACTAGTGTTAATGATGCTATTATTACTAAGACAGGATTTGAAAAAAATCCATTTGGAAATGAAAGAAAGTTGGAGTTAAGTTCATTAACACCAAACAACATAACAAGAATTTCACAGAAAACCAGTTCCAACGCGTTTACCATAACAATGAACAGAGACATTGATATTAGTAAATTACTTGATAACCAAAAAAGACCGATAACTGAATTATTTTTAACTGTTATCAATAAAGGATATTCTGGTTTGTTTAATACACCATCTCAAGGAATTGGGTTAAAACAAGGGTGGCAATTTAATATTACAAAAACTAATAATTCTTGGTGGAGTGCCAATAATTTAAATTCAAATACAAATATAAAAACTGATTCATACACACAAACTTCAGGAGTAACAAAGACCTTCTATTATAATAAAAATATGGAAATAGGTTCTTTGATTGACGGAGACTTTTGTGAGTGGAATGATTATTACCAAATTGAAAGAGTTGTATCACCGTACTATCAAAAGATAAAATTCAATCAAGATGTGTTTCAAACAAGTTCGAACCCATCTAATCCAAACTCTGCGGGGTATTATTATAAACCCCACAACGAAATGATAATAAGAGTGTTCTCAGATTATATTGAGGTCGGTGACCCAAATACGGTAGATAACATTCCAAGCTATGCGTTTTATTCAGAAACAGACCAAGTGTTTAGATGGAGAGATTTATACAGTTATGGGTTCTTTGATGATTTAGGTAGAGGGGTTGATTACCCGTATTTAAATTCTTCACATTACCCCTACTCAAATGTGATATTTAGGTTAATACCTGATGATAAAGGATTTGACCTTAATCAAGCAATAACCGGACTTAACATACCTAATAAACCTATAATAGATAAATGTGAATAATTTTGTAATTCAACAATTTGGGCTTACAGATAAGCAAATTAATATTCCCATTGAATTAAGTTGGGACTATGATGGACTCGATGATGGTATAGACCAATATGAACAAAGCGCAATTGCTGAAGTATTGGGAAAGGGGTATGATTTTGAAGTCAGTAGGTTCCCACATGCTGTTCATGAAGGGTCAAATAAGACGGATATTAATTATGAATTTAATTTTTATTCGGGTGGTTCTTTAACATCAGCATCAAGCTGGCGTAATAGTTATTTGGGAGAAGGGTTTACGACTCAAGATGTTTTTTATTATTCTAATAAGTTTGCGAAATCATTTTTTAAGTTAGATTTTTATGACACAGTAGATGAGAAGAGACAAAAAAATTATTTAACAGTTATTCTGCCGACACAACAAGGAGAATTTCAACAAGTTAATATGGCAAGAACACCTGTCAACATAAGAAAACCAAAATTTAAATTAGATTATATTGGAGACAAAGAAGGTTTCTTTGTTTATTGGTTGAAGAATCTAAAGTTCGCTCCAATCAATACTTTTTATATGACCGCTAAATTTTACAATGCGGCAACAGGACAGTTTACAAAATTAATGAACGCACCACAAGCAACGTTTAGTGGTTCAAGTTATGGTGGAAATGTTTACGCATTTGATAATACGCAATATTTCTATTATAGAGTTGTTTTAGATTACGTTAACATTAACTATAAGGTCTATGACATAAAAACAGGTGCTAGGGTTGGAACAACGGTTCCAGTTCTTTGGTACGAATATGTAAACCCACCCATATAATGAGTGATACTTACAATATAGTTATATCACCCCAAACAATTAAAGGGGACCTTACTACAGTAACTTATAGTGGTATTAGTGTTGGAGTTTATTCTGCAATGACTCAAGTGGTTAGTGCGGGTCCAAATGGTTTCTCAACTCTTACAGGGTTAACAATACCAATTTTACTGAGACAAAGTACTATTGATTCTGGATACTTTACACCGTTTGATGGATTAATCTACCAACAAGATGTGGTTACTAATTTTATATTTTCGTCAACCACAACTTCATCTTATACATATAGCGTTTTTAATACCTCAAGTGAATATCAAAAATTTATTGATTTATCTAAATATACAATTGATTGGGGAGATGGTTCGCCTATACAAGTGGTTACAGGGTATACACCAAACCACATTACACATACGTATCCAAACGGACCAAGAAAATATACAATTAATTTAGAACAAATAAATCCGTGGGGAAAAGTAGATGTGTATAAGACAATATCGGTACCATTTAAAAATCCAATAATTTATAATCCTAAAGGTAGAGTTTTCTTTACTTCAAATATAGGTAGTTGGTCGGCAACACCTATAAGTTATGATTATATTTTTTCAGGGGACGCAATTAATACTGTTGAGTCAGAATTAAGTTCAAATTATGTAAATGTTCCATTCACGGTATCATCAGAAACAAAATCAAGACTAACGGAACTTTCTTTATATGGACCTGTTGAATATCAGGTAGGTGTACCTGTCATTAAAAGTGGTGAAATATATGGTGCGGTTACAGATATTAATCCTGTGTTTACTGCATATACAATACAAAATGTTGATTATTACGATTATAATAATGGTTTAACACTTTCTTTTGTCGGTTCTTCAGGGTTTACGGAAGATAATATAACGGCACAACCAATAGTAAAAGATGAATCTTTAATTAAAGTTATTGACCAAGCACAGGTCCAAACCGATGTTTTTGTGGAGAGAGGAAAAAATAGTGCGTTCGAAAGAGTACAAAGATTAGGGGAAGTTGATAACTTGGGAGATTTAATTAACTACGGATATGGATTTTTTAATGTTGAAAAAAAGACATAAACTATTTATAGAATATAATAATAAATTATGGCAATAGGAACATACGGAACACTAAGACCAAGTGATGTATCACCACAAGATGTGGAGATAATCATGAACTATACACCGTCTAGAGATGTTACCGACCAATTCGTTTTAACGACACTAGATGCCCCAACTATATTGAGACCTTATTTCAATAACGATGAGACAGGCGGAAACAGTGGGGTTGAAGTTTTGGGTGGATTATACAATTTAACGCTACCATCAGAACAGTTTAATCAATTAGGTTTTTACACTTTGTATTTAAGACCTGCACAAATAAGAACAACAATTACGGATTGTGGCGTGTTAAGTGCTTTACCGAACGTAAAGGGAATTATTGTGGATTTATCCAATGTACCTGCGGCTAGTCTAAATAAATTTGTCCCTCAAGGACTTGTTGGGTTTAGAATTGAATATCTTAATAATGACGGTTCTAAAATACCAAACTTTTTTAGAGTTGTAACATCATGTTTTTATTGTGAACCTGTGGTGACTAACCAAGTTAATACAACACAAAAAGCGATTAGGTATAGATATGTTGATGGACAGTCAAATTTATTATTTATAACAGTATCACCATCATCATCACCAAGTAACAAACCAAATGCAACACCATATATCGGTCAACCAGACCAACAAATTATTATTTCAAATACATTTTTCAATCCTGTAACGATTGATATTGAAATGGTTGAATACGACATATCGTCTCTTGCAATTGCTCTTTATGGTAACCAAACTAAATCAATTGATGATGGTATCTACACAATCTACGACACACAAAATAACATCTACAGACAATACAACCTTTATGAAATTAGAGACCAATTTAATGCTCTTCTTTATGAGGTTAGACAAAGTAGAGGTAATAACATTGATTTTAGTAAAAATTTTAACACCATAGTAACCTAATGGCATTGGCAAGAAACAAATATTTTTATCCGCCGAGGCCTGGTAACGGGGCAGGAACATTCTCGGACGATATCGTTGGATTACAAACGGTAGCTGGAGGAGGATTGACTCAAGGAAACTTTGAGTTCACAACATCAGTTGTAGAAAAAGTTAATAGGACATTTAATGTCGGGGCTTTTTCAACACCGTTGAATCTAAATGATTTAGATTTAGATACACAATTACAGGGTAGGACAATATTGGCAACACAATTCAGAGTTTATCCGAACTATGATGTTTCAGAAGTTTTGAACTTCTCAATGTATGGTTCTCTATCCAAAAGATTTAGTGTATCAATAACCAAAATAATTAACTATTTTCCTGCGGCCTTAGATGTGTTGTTTACTCAGACAGATTTTACAACAGGAGCAACAGCGGTTAATATATTGTATGATAAATTGCTGGATGAAACTTATTTTGAGGTCCCTGTTGAAAGGATACACAACCCTTTTGACATCGATTATACAGTAAACGCGACAAGAAACATAAGTCTAAGAGAAATTGAAGTTTCTAAATATAGAAATCTTTTTAACACTTACTTAGATTATGCAATTAGCGTTAACAATATAGATTTCAAAGTACAATCTTTTTCACCTTCTCAGACATTGGATAGTGGATATATTGCGTTTTATGTTTCAGGAGCACCATTTGGAGTATCTGCAACAACTTTCTACGAAACATTTGAAGTAAGACCAAATGACTATATTGTTGATAAAGTCATGAGTGAAGACTTTGACGAAGTGGAGAAGTTTTTGTTAAACAGATTAATAAGACCTGAATATACTGCGGCGTTTAAAGTTCCTTTACAGAATGAAATGGGCCAGTTCTATATTTCAGAACAACTTGTTACTTGGCCTAAAGATGGATTGTGGAATTTGGATATCAGGTCCATAGGGTTTGACGACTATCTAACAAAACTTGAAGAGATTGCATTGAATTTAGATGGGTTCAAAACAAATCTATTATCAAGATTTTTAATATCAGGCTCACTTAAAGACTTTGATACTTTAGGCCAGAAAGCCGAGAAAATATTTCAAATATACGGAAGAAGTTTTGACCAAGTAAAACAATTTATAGATGCGTTGGCATACATTAATTCAGTACACTATAACCCTGAAGATGATATTCCTTCTCAATTATTGTATAACTTATCTCAAACATTAGGATGGAACTCAAACTTCTCTCCAATTACAAACGAAAATTTCTTAGATAGTGTTTTTGGTAACAACGCTGTTAATCAATATCCAGGATATTCTAAGGCGTTGACACCTACGGAACTAAACTATCAATTTTATAGAAACTTAATATTAAATGCTGCCTATTTGTTTAAATCAAAAGGTACTAGAAGGTCTATAGAATTTATGATGAGACTTATAGGTGCACCTGATTCTTTGATTGAATTTAATGAACACATTTATTTGGCAGACCAAAGAATAAACATGGAAAACTTTAGGACTCAGTTTGCTCAGATTTCAGGAGGAACATACGTTCAACAAGTGCCAAGTTTATTACCTGGTGATACATTTAAAATTAAGGGTCAGTTGTTTACTGCCTTTACCACTACTGACATCTATGAAGATGTTAGTGTTGATTTGTTAGATTATCCTGTAGATGCTGAAGGGTATCCACAATCTCCCGTTGAAACGGAGTCCATGTTCTTCCAAAAAGGTGCTGGTTGGTATGAAAGTACACCACAACACAGAAGTCCTGATGAAGTGACTCTAACGGGTCTTGTATATACAGGTCAAAACTATGATATACAAACACAATTGGAACCTTTCACTTATGGTGAAAAATACTTGGATGTTTACAGACAATTTCCGTACATGACGGAAGGTTTTAAAATTGAAAAGGTGGTTGATAATAATAAGTCTTGGAGAGCGGATGACGATAAGATAAGAGTATCAACTCAAGCAAATTACAACGCATACTATTTTGTAGATAATGAAAAGTTAGTTATAAATGTTAAGAATATAGATTTGAATTTAAATCCTGGACAAGGGTTGGTTTATGACGTGTGGGACGAATCTGTTAAATACAACTACCCAATACCGGAATCAGGTATGACAGTCAATTTTCCTGTTCCTGGCGGAGTTGATTCTACATTTGTTAATCCTGAACCAAAAAAGAAGACATTCTTTGAATTCCTTCAAACTTTTTGGTTGAATATGATTAACACAAGAAACAGACAATTTATTACTGATGGAAAGACTGGAGGTTACCCAACCTTACAATCAATATTTTGGAAATATTTGGAGTCAGAACAAACTGTTGGTTTACCAAATAACAAATATACGTATCAAAAACTAATTGACTACGTTGAAGGTATGGGTCCTTATTGGATGAAGTTGGTAGAACAAATGATACCCGCAACGACAATATGGACAACAGGTGTTAAATATGAAAACTCAGTTCTTCACAAACAAAAATTTGTTTATAGAAGACAAAGAGGTTGTGCGTTTGTTCCTGTTCCTGCAGAACCATGTTTTATTATTACAAACATATTCGACTATAGTTGTAGTTCTGAGTATGTTGATTTTTTCATTTATCCTTGGCTGAATGGGGATGTTACTGTATCTAACTTTAGTAGTATTCTAAACAATAGGGTTAACGCTTATTTAACTTCACAAGGACTAACGGTGAATGACTGTATAATGAACTCATTAAAGTCTACATGGTATGTTGATTTAAGATTGGAGGGTAATATTTTAATACAAGAAGAATTCTATGTGGGATACGGACAAACAGATGTTCCTACAAACTCTCAGTGGAAGACGGCTTTGGTAAACAGTTTACCTGAACTAACACAATACAGTTTAGGTTATTATTTAAATGGTAATATGTTGACAATAAATAATTTAACAATGACACCGATGAATTTGGGTGAATCACTAACTCTTAATGTTGGTATAAATATAGAAATAAGTTGTGGATAATGGCACAATTTAATTATAACATATCGATTACAGGAAATTGCCAAAATAATAGCTCAGGTGCTATTGGTATATTACCTTATGGAGGCACTCCACCGTATACCGTTGAATGGACAACACCTAATTTAGGTACCGATACGGTAACGCTTAATCCGTCAACTAGAACAGGACTTTCTACAAATACATACACGTTAAGATTAAACGATAGTACATTACCAACTAACAACGAGTTTTATGTTAATATACCAATCTCTAATGGAGTTTGTTCTATCATTTCTGAATCTCAAGGAACAACATGTGGGGAAAATAATGGTTCAATAACAGGAAGCTCAACATCACAATATTCATCCACAAATTTTTATTTATATAGTGGTGATGGAACATATATTACATCTGCAATTACAAACGTTAATTCTGCGGTTTTCAATAACTTAACAGCCGGAACCTATAGTTTACTTGTCCAAGATTTAGGTGGGTGTACAGGTATGAGTCAAACAGTGGTTGTTGAAGATTCGGTTCCGTTTGATTATGGGTTTTATGTTGTACCAAACTCAAGTTGTGGAGGACAACCGATAGGTAAGATATATGTAACAGGTGAAACAGGTAATTCTCCATACACTTATGTTTGGAGTAATAATGAAACAACAAGTTATATTACAGGATTAACTGCAAATATATATGCAGTAACAGTTACAGATGCGAATGGGTGTTCTTTAGCTAAGTCTGTCACAGTTACAGATGTAAGTCAAGTAGGGTTTGGTAACTTTGTTGTGGAACAACCATCGTGTTTTCAAAATGATGGGGTTGTGACAATGACGATAACAGGTGGAACGGCACCTTATTATTATTCGGCATCTACAGGAGATTTTGAAATAACATACGAACAGTCTTTTACTGTTACAGGATTAACTGCTGGGGTTGTCAATATTAAAGTTACGGATTCAGGATTTTGTACTTTTACAGAATCTGTCCAGATGTTAACTCCTAATGGGATTGCTGGTGTTTCTATTAATACTACAAATTCAAGTTGTTCTCAAAATAACGGGGCAATTAATGTATCAGTACAAGGAGGGAGTTTACCATATACGTACACTTTAGTTTATCCTACTTCAGACACTAGTAGTATTGTAACTAATAATACAACAAATAGTTTTACAAACTTAACAGGTGGAACTTACACCATTTATGTTGAAGATAGTTCAGGGTGTGCGTACATGGGGTATGCAATTATTATTGCTGAAGATAAGTTTACAATTTCAACAACAGTAACGGGGTCAACTTGTGGATTAAATAATGCGACATTACAAATCACCTCGTCAACAGGAGGTACATTACCTTATGATTATATTTTAGATAATACAAATCAAATTTTAGATACAACACAATCGGCCGTTACATTTACAAATGTAAGTCAAGGGCTACATACAGTATCTGTGGTTGACGCTGATGGATGTACACAGACTAAACAAGTGTATGTAAATTATTCTCAACCTATATCATATAGTTTATATTCTACGACTTGTGGTACAGGAAATCAAGGAACTATAACTGCTTTCATTTCTTCAGGAGTACCACCATTTACCTTTTATTGGTCAGATAATGTACCTAGTAATCCACAATCAATAATTGCATCGGGATTAAGTGCCGGGACTTATAGTGTTATAATAGTAGATAGTGCTGGATGTTCTCTAAAAAGAACAACAGAAATTATTTGTAGTCAAAGTTTCATTTCATATCAATTATATGTCATGGGAAATGAAGAGTTCCAATTAAAATCGGGAACTAAGTGTGGTCTTTTACAAATGTTAAATGAAGGGTTTGTTGACTTAACAACAGGTAATGATGGATGTACTCTTAATTCTGCGGTTTTCACTGCTAAAGTTAGTGTAGACCCACTAGGGACTACATATAGTAGTATATTTTATACTGCAACAACTTTAAATCAAGCACCTTCTGATAACTTATGGTATAACACAATAAAGGCTTTGCTTTTATCTGTACCGGGAATACAACAAGTTACAATAGATACATTAAACAATCAAATTACTATACAAACAACTGTGGACGGACCACTAAACAATCAAATAATAACGGTTGATGTCTTAATAGAATATGACATTACATGTAAACAATGACACAAGTAAGAATTGATAGTATAACTGGGGTTGTCTATCCTATAGACATATATGTTGCCGATGTTTATGGTAATAATAGAACTTATTTAGCTACTGTTATTAATGGACCTGTTCCACCTGAATTATCATATACAACATTACCTCCATTATTTGACAACGCACCGTCAGTAATGGTGATTGTTATTGATGCAAACAATTGCGAAAAATTTGAAATAGTCCCATGTATAATACCGGTAACCCCAACACCTACACCAACGTTAACGCCAGGACTAAGTCCAACACCTACACCAACGTTAACGCCAGGATTAAGTCCAACACCAACACCATCTATAACACCAACAAATACTCAAACACCATCTATAACACCAACAAATACTCAAACACCGGGATTAACGCCTTCAGTAACTCCAACAAATACACAGACGCCAACTCTAACACAAACTCCAACTCTAACACAAACTCCAACTCTAACACAAACTCCAACAAATACTGCGACTCCAACTCCAACACAAACACCTTCAGAAACACAACCACAATTCTTCGCTTATGTGTTCCCTGAAGCTCTTGATTCAACTTCACAAAATAACTTGGGTCAATACATGTTTGATTCTGGTGCTGGATGGTTTGGATTTGGAAATACGGGTGTACCTGGGTCTATTGATTATTCAAATAATCTAAATTCATACGCACACTTTAGTGGATTCTCAGGAAGTGTTGGAAACTTCATAACACCTGTTTCAACTTTGAGAGGAGCTATTAGACAATCATCAGGTTCAGGTTCAGATTCATATGGATGTGTTCAATCACAGTATACGTTTGGAAGTATTAGAGTAACAACTACTCAAGTTAATCCTAATGTTTTCTATTTCTACACTGTTTGGATACCACTTAATGGTGTTGGAGGAACAATGAATAATATGACTTTAGATATAGGACTTGGTTCTTCATGTTCTACAAACATAATAAATGACGGTATACCTGACTCAACATTATCACAGATAAATGTGACGGTAACATCTGGGGCAGCAATTCCGGCAGGAACGTATAGAGTTTTGTGGATGTATCCACAAATGCAGATTCCAACAGCATCACCTTTGAATCAGTCAATATTTATTAAAGGTGATACTAAAACATAAAAAATTAAATTACAAAAATTAGATGTCGTTTCCATACAAAAATCCCATATCTGCGGCGCAACTATCAGGACCTGAATCGGTTACGAGGAACATAACACAAGGTGTTGGGTTTTCAGTATTAACCATCGGTGGTTACATGGAAGTATGGGGTATTTCTGATTTACGTCTAACTTTAACTGCGGCAACATACCCATCACAAATTCAGTATTCTGGTAATACAATACCGATTAATTTTAATAAAGGAAGCGGTGCAGTATTCTCACCTGATTATATAACTCTTAATTCTGATAATATTTCTTCAGGAAGAAGAAGATTAGGTATGCAGGTATATGTTCAAGAAACTGGTACCGTATATCAATATACAATAACTAATTATGAACAGTTATGGAATGGTTTATCGGGGCTCACCGGTATTTCAGCAATAACTCAAACAGATTATCAAACAATAGTTAATAACCGTTCTGAAGCTGGACGAGCATTTATAAGTGCTTGGACAGGGTCAACAGTTGAAGGTATTGATAATGTAACACATCAAGATGCGAGATGGAGAATATTTTATGGTTCTGACGTTCAAATTACAGGAGGAACTTATTATTCAGGAATAACAACACTTGATTTGTATAATAGTACTGGTGGTACAGTATCTATAACAGGATTTACTGGTGTTGTTACAGGAGGAACGTATGATAGTGGGTTAGAAACTTTAACACTAAATAATAGTGACGGAAGTTCATTCCAAGTAACAGGATTTACATCTGGAGGAGGTGCATCGCCATTAACCGTTAGTGATGGAACAACATCAGTTGCAAATGTAAGTGGGTTAACATTTAGTGGTGTTACATTAATAAATAATGGTTCGGGTAATGTGACTGTGGTGGTTACTGGTTCTACTTCAGGAACATCTGGTTCATCGGGTTCTAGTGGAACTAGTGGGATATCAATTTCACCTATTGCAATTGTACCACTAACAGGAGTACAAGATTCAAGTAATAGAATATTCACTCTCTCAAATGCTTTAGCCACAGGAACAACCTTCCAATTTTTTATAAACGGGCAATTACAAACATATATATCTGATTATACAATATCAGGAACAACTTTAACTATTAATCCAGAAAGACCGGCACCATCACCAACAGACGTGTTAACACTTTACGGAAGTTTGGGTACAACTGCAGTGGCTGGTTCATCTGGTACTTCAGGAAGCTCTGGTACATCGGGTACAAGTGGTAGCTCAGGAACATCAGGAAGTTCTGGTTCATCTGGTACTTCAGGTGTTGATGGTTCATCTGGTACTTCAGGTGTTGATGGTTCATCTGGTACTTCAGGTGTTGATGGTTCATCTGGTACTTCAGGAACATCAGGTTCTTCAGGTAGCTCTGGTTCAAGTGGTTCATCAGGAACAAGTGGTAGCTCAGGAACATCAGGTATAGACGGCACATCTGGTTCATCAGGAACAAGTGGTAGCTCAGGAACATCAGGTATAGACGGCACATCTGGTTCATCAGGAACAAGTGGTAGCTCAGGAACATCAGGTA